AAATCCTTGCTTTCTGGCATATCACTCATTGGGATATGTCTACCGGGGTCTGTAAACGTAAATCGTTTCCGTTGTTTACAGTCGGTTGTCCGCATTTGGCGTCGTTTAGATACTTTTGTGACACGGTTGGTAGACCCTTTGGGGTCCGCCTTCCTTGTCCTAGTATCGACGGTGATTCCGATGCGGCTCGCTTGTCGTTTGTTAAGAAGTTCTGTGGGGGACTTCTTGATGATTGGGTTACTCATGAGTGGCATTCCCACATCAATCTGCTGGGCCGTGATGCCCGTATGTCGATTGCTATGTCACTATTTCTTTACCGTAAGGCATTGCCTTCGATGAAGCCTCCTTTGCGTCCGTATCTCGAGAAAATGTCGAGCCCGTCTCAGTCACCAGACCCGGGCTTCCTGGAATACGTAAAGCAACAAGTGCCTCGCATGTTTAGATATGCTTGGGACCGCACGTCTTATCCTTCGGCTTGTCTTCGGACGGTCGTACCGGTTAAGAGTTGTGAGCAGAGGTCTTTATCGAAGGGTGGTTCTAGATTGGAAGTTTTTACTCGTTATGGTGGCCCAATGGCGCATCATGATTTCGTTATGGAGTTGCTCACTCGTGAGGCTCCAGTAAGACTTCTTCCGTCCCGCGTTACCGCGGTCGAAACGGGGGGTAAGCAGCGCATCGTTTCTATCGCCGATGTTCAGATGAACTTGTTTCGTCCACTGCATACCGCTATCTATGATCACCTGTCGCAATTCTCCTGGTTGCTTCGCGGTGATGCGAGGCCATCCAAGTTCAAAGACGAGTTTACCCTTGTCTGCGGCGAGGTATTTACTAGCGGCGACTACGAGTCCGCTACGGATAATCTGAATCAGGGTGTTCAGGAGCTCATCCTGTCCTTGATATTGGATAATACTGTTGCCGTCCCGAAAGGGATATTGGATAGTGCATGTGATACTCTTCGGATGTCCTTGTACGATCGGGAGGATCCGGATTTGATTTACCATCAACACCGGGGACAGCTAATGGGCAACCTACTTTCATTCCCTTTACTCTGTATTGTCAACTACCTTGCGTTCCGCTACTATTCGGGAACGTCGGGTAGACAGGGTAGCCGGTGCTTTGCACCGGTTAAGGTAAATGGTGACGACATCGTGTTCAGGTCTACACCTGAAGTGAGTTCACGATGGATGAAAGGTGTGGTTGGTAGCGGTTTGGTCCTCTCTAAGGGCAAGACCATGGTTCATGGTACTTACTTTTCACTTAATTCGTGTCTTTTTAAGGCACGACCCCTTGATGTCTTCATTGTCCCGTGCATTCGTTCCACTGCGTTTGGGTTCTGCCCTTCCCGGCAGGGTGTGGAATCGCTGGCGGGGCGGTGGAGAGCGTCCTTTCCTGGGTTCTTTGGGAACCGTAGGACGTTGTTAAGGGTGGATTGGCTTAAGTGGAATAGGAAGTGGATTGTCGCTTCGCGGCGGTCCTTGTCCAGGGGGCTGGGTTTGAATGTCAACGAGTCGGAGGTGCGTAGTGCAGGATTGTGGTCGAGAGAGTGCTTTTACCTCTCGATGGCGAGGGAAACCCCGTTGCCTGTGAAGAGATCAGTCTTGGATCAGGTACTTAAGGTGCCACATGACTGGGAGCCCCGGCGCGTTGATAAGATAACAAAGAAAATGAGGAAGGAGAGCCTCGGTCTGGCGGGTGCGTTTATAGAATGTGCTTGGTCAGATGTCAGAGGTATCTTCGCCGATTCGGATTACCGAGATCGCGTGGATGATGCTCCAAATTGGCTGGGGGATCTGCGGGATTCGAGGAGATCGAGCCGTTTACTGGGGCTAAGTAAGCGGAATTCGCGGCGTTTTTTGTCGCCGCGGAGTCAATTCCCACTTTCGAAGTGGTGGCGATCTGTCCGATTCACAGTGTGGAGACCGACTGTAGACCCGTGTTTGCAGCAGTCAAGTGAAAATGAAGTGGTACGTTTCGAGAGCGATCATGTTGTGCCTTCGCAGGTTCCAATTAGCCTTTCAGCGGGGCGTTGGAGGAGAGGGGTACATTTTGTACCCGCCTTGTGCGATGAATCTTGAGACCCTGGGCATCAGGGTGTGATCAAACTAGTGCGGAGAAAACATGGGATGCTGGAGTTGACTCATCCTGACATGTCTTGCCTCGAAAGGGTATAGGCTGCGTCATTGGGTTGGAACCCCAAGGGATGGGTGGATCGTTCGCGAGAGCGGGGTTAGCCCTCGGTCTCCTTCATCCGGTGGAAGTATCCGCTTTCCGTCACTGACGTTGATAGATTGTACCACGTAAACGGCCCTAAGCAGGCTAGGAACAGAAAATGCTCGGCCTCTCCCTTTAGGCCTGAAATCCCCTGCCCGAGAGGGATGCATAATAGAAGGACGGTAAATGAAAATCCGTAAGGATGGCAATGGACCCGTA